CTCAGCAGTGGGTATTATCCTTGCTATCTTTGCCCAAACAGTATCGACGGTTTGGTGGGCCTCAGAACTTAGTGCTAAACAAAACAATATGAAAGAGCAAGTGGAAAAGAATACTGCCTTTATTGAAGCTTGGCCTTCAATGCATAATGAAGTAATGGTTGGTTTAGCTGAAATTAAATCAGAGAGCCGTCATATGAAAGAAATGCTACACGAACTTAAAGAAGAAAATTCTGCGATTAAAGCTAAACAGTATGGCCACTTCAAAGACATAAACAATACATTCAACGACAACCTATAGGAATTTAGACATGAAAACATTTCAACAGATTAGAGAAGCCAAAAGTGAGTACGACTTTGAAACCACAAAGTATGGCGCTAAAAAAGAAGCAAGCGGCGATAAAGAAGCATACCAGAAATTCTTTAATGGTATGTTAAAGAAGTTTGGTGTTAAGTCTGCATCAGAATTAGAAGGCGATAAGAAGAAAGAATTCTATGATGCTATCGATGCTGGTTGGGAAGGTGATAATGAAGCTGACTAAAAGCAAAGAATCTGTTAACGAGGATTGTGGTTTAGATCACTCCACAATGACAGGTAAATGTCCTGAATGTGGTAAGACTACAGAAGTAGAAGAAGCTGTTTCAGTTGACATGAGAACTATAGGCTTTAAATCAGCCTTGGCAAGAAACCTATTGCGTAGAGAGAAGGCAGCAGCTAACTTAAAGAAATCAGAGATTGATGAAATCATCGATGCAACCAATAAGAAGTTGAGAGGTGAATCTATGGTAGCTTCTGGTTCTGCTGAGACTGGTGCCATCGCTGGTAAAGATATGCCATTAAGTAAAAAGAAAAAGGTATTAAAAAAGTTTAAAGACATAATAGAAGCCTCTGATGAGACAAAGGCAAGAATGAAGCGTGAACTCGACAAGGGTTATGCTGCACAACTTAAACTGAAATTGAAGAATGCTACTGACTCTCTTAAGGAATTAGCATTTGATCTAGATAATAAAGTACAAACAGTAGATCCTAAAATTTCTAAAGAGCTTATAGCTAAGCATAAAGAACTTAAGAAATTCATTAAGACCTTTAACGACGCGATAAAAGCTCAAACTACGTAGTTCCCTATGCCAGCGGCGGCAAGAACCACTGATCCAGTATCTACTGGTCATGGCTGTGATGGAACAACTACAGCTGATACACATGCAAGTCATGTTTATATTGAAGGCTTATTAGCCCATAGAGAAGAAGATTTAACTAGTTCACATACCCTACCATCAGGTGATAGTTGTGTGTCCCATACTGTAGCATTAGATCCAATAGAATCACCAAACGTATTTGTAGAAGGTAAAGCCCTTGGTAGGGTTGGTGATACCTATGGCTCCCATGTTATTACAGGTGGGGCCTCTCATGTATTTGTTAATGACCCCTACACACCTTCCTCAACAAGTAAACCCCTAATGACTAAAATGGTCAATAATGAGTATGACATTATTGAGATGATTGCTACCCTTTTGTTTGGAAAGATTGCACATGCAGATCCAATAGATCACCTCACTGAGGAACAATTCAACAGTATATTTATAGAAAATGATAAGAAAAAGTATCTATCTGTAGAAGAGTATAACAAACACATTGATGAACTGTCTAAAGGATTAGATAAGACTGCTGAAGCTGTTCATATATTTAGGGGACAGCAAGGGTATTCTGCAGAAGGCAAACCTACGACACACAAGTCATTCATGTATCAGTTTGGTGAAGATATTAAAATGTATGGAAAGTTAAAGACAGAAATTGATGTAATGAAATCTTCTGTTACCAAACTTGTTAAAGATGAAAATGGTAAAGAATTCTTAAGAACAGTTTGGTCTGATGATCCAGATTTATTTAAAAGCTATAATCAAAAACGAATTAGAGTTGAGATATTAGAAGCTGAGCTCGTGGATAACGCATCTCATAAGAACCTAGCTGATATATTGTGGAAGAATTCGTCTATAACTATTGATAGGCCAGTTATTATTAAACGTACTCATCGACTATACGAATACGGTGGGTTTCAAGACCCGATAGATAGTAAGCCTCCTAAGCCTATGAGTACATATTCAGCTACTGTAGTGGATGTTGATGACATTGAATATACTTCAATATTAGATGGTGGTAAAAAAGGAGTTAAACAATTTTGGTTACTACCTGCAGGCACTCGAGTTATTCACACAGTTGGACTTGCTGATAATCATGAAATATTAGTATCAGGTAGAGATCTATTAAATACTAAACTATTGTATAGTGGATCTATGCTACAAGATATGAAGCTTGCGTTAGATCGAGATGGAGGCATTAATGATGAAATGTGGGAGATCATGCAAGAAGAGTTTGAGGAGAGAAATCCAGGTAAACCTATTCCTCCTTGGTGGATTAAACTAAAGCACGACTGGCCACAAATTAAAGCAGGACTTGATGCAAAACAAAGTAAAAACTGGAGGCTTAATGTATTATTAATGGCGGTCACTGGAACAGCTGCATGGTATGCTGATAGTGATGAATATTGGGATATATACAAATCAAAAAACATGTATGATATTCAAGACAAATTAACTAAGTACTACGGACACTCTACAGATGATATAACAAGAGCTGCAGATTTTCATGATAGATTAAATCAGATAGCTTTGGCTACTCTAGTTCAAGCTGCTGATATATTAGTAACACTACCATTTGCTACTGCTGGTGGAGGTATGAAAAAACTATGGGAACAACAAGAACGTGGATGGTTATGGCTTATGGAGAATATATCCGAATTGGAAGATGATTTAGAGGAATTGTTGACTCCTCCGGATGGGTGGGATTAATGTCTAATTGGATCAACAATCAACTGATGACTACGTTATTTAGTAGGGTATCAACTCCTAGAACCTACAGTACATGTGAAGGTAGTGATGAGGCTAAATTGCTTTCAGGGCAGGTCTTTGGACCATCCACTAAACTTGCTATTGGTTTGATATACGATATATTGAGTCAAAAAAACGCTATGAAGCGTATGTCTGAGCCACACTGTTACTTTATTCAATCAGATTTTAAATATATCCAATTTGAAGCTAACATGCTCTGGTATTTAGGAATGTTGGTTGATACAGAAGATAAACTTTGGGACCCTAAACAACGAGGATTATCAACAAGCACAAAGGCCTACGGATATTTTCAAGTTATTAATAAATCTGTACTTGTGGATGCTATGAAGTCGTTCGTTAATAGAATGGAACAGGTGAGGAAAAACCAGATCAATCCTGCTGGTCCCACTTGGTTAGCTCAATCCCCTTTATTGACTGATGTTCCAGCTTATCCAACATGGTATAAAGGTCTTAAAATAGACCTTGCTGATCCTGGTTTAGATCACTATGCTATAATAGACAAATGGCCAGCTGATGTAATAGCATGTATACTATTAAGTCAAATGTATGGTAGAGCTAAAGATTGTGATTTCATGGGAATTTATGATGGGAGTGTAGATGGTGCTAAGCTAGTATATTATAGAGGACATCATAGTAGTGTCGTATATAAACCGATGACTCGAGGAGCACTACTTGCTGGTCAATTCCCAAAGGGAATTGCTCCTAGTGTATTAGCAGAATTACAGTCGACGCATACCAATGTTGATAAAAACTTTAAATGTTATAAAAGAAGTACAATATCATATAAAATTGGATCTAATATAGGTGTTCCTGCTAACATCGCATGTCAAGTAGACTTTACTAAAGCTGATGTCGATGCTGTAGTAGATCATATATTCAGTACAGTCAACCTACGGTCTGGGGAGGATTATGCAAACACCATGAGGGATAATGGTTTCATAATTGATGATGTTACTGATCATTTAACACCCGATCCCAAAAACCTTCTATATTCAGCAATATACACTGACCCTGGTGTAGTTATTGATAAGATAATCAGAATTTATAGCCCTGCTGCTACCTACACACAATATGTCAGTATAGCTCAGGATTTCGACGCAGCTGTTAGAATAGTTAAAGGTAAAATTAGACGAGATATAAAAAATAATACAAACCCAATAGAGTTACTGCAATCAGTAAAAGAGGCATTTACTGGCTACCATGACTTGTATTTACTTGGATCTTTGATATTTCATGAAGAACCTTGGGCATTAGCTACTATATTTATGGATCAAGGTGATGTTGATAAGTACGTTAAACATATGGAACCTGTCACAATAGGGGGCGTTGAATTGTTCCCAATCCAATTTACTCCAAAAGGAGATAATGTAAACCAGGTTAACCTACTGTTTTACCCATACCGAGCACAGCAGATGGGCGACAACTTTGATGGTACTATGATAGCGTCTGACACAGTAGTAGATCTAGCAGTTCAGAAAGTGGATTTCGTTAGGTTTATTGAATACTGGAAGACTCAAAAGACTCTACTTAAAATCAACGAAACAAAGGGAGATGAGTTTCTTTACGAATACATTGATCAAGGTAAGGTTAAAACTGGAACTACATTAGGGTCATGGATGTCAACGAAAGACGAAACTACTATGTCTCTCATGACTCCTGATATGCTTCAGACTCTACTACATGAGATTGGTGCACACAGGCATCATAAGTCTTCATGGGGAAAGACTGATTTATTCACTCTTGATGAGATAGAAGAAATAAGAACCGCTACAGAATCAGTGACATTTGAAGCCACTAAAGCTAAGTTGTATGAACTATATGAAGTAGCAGCGAATGCTGTCCCACATGTTATAGATGATCAAAATAACGCTGCTAATGCGTATCTGAATTATATTAAGGCTACTACGCATCCAATTATTAAAAACCTAGCTAACGTAAATAACGAGATTTACGATAAGAAAGGTGAGGACGAGATGTTAGCTCGAATCTATGGAATGATGGCTGCTAATAAATGTGTTACGTTTGGTAATGACATATATCCAGCACTGAATGCGATTGGTATAGAGCTCACAGTAGATCTCGTCACGGAACTAGATCGTGTAATGGAAGAAGAGATGAAGCTAGATATGAGAGTGTATGCTAACTTTACTTCAACAGAAGAAGTGGCTAAGAGGGATAGGTTGAAAGCTCATCTTCGCGCATTCATAGAAAATAATATCAATAAAGATTCATTATTGTTAGAGGCATTTCTGAGAGTGGCGGCAGGTACCGTCGTACACGATGCTCCAGAAGCAGCACTTGCAAACTTTATAGAGATTTCTGTTAATGCATTACCTGAAGATGCTTACGTTTTAGATTATCCTGAATTCTATCTTCCTATCAATACCAATATGCCACAGATTATATTAGCATCTAGTATTGGTGATGGTGATGGAACTATGACGGCATACTACGCAACCATATTAGGCAGAGACGTATTAGCTATAGATATATCTGATGATCCAACTTTGTGCTTAGCTAAATTAATTCATGAATATGGACATCATCTGGTGTATAATGGAGATATGGGGATACCTAATAACAACTACGGTAGGTTGGTATATTTATTAAAAGACTATGCTAATTTTACATGGGAAGAATGGTCTCTTGTAACCACAGATATGTATTCAGCAAATCTTAGGGCGTATGGGAAGATAGCTGACGCAGATTATCTTAACCCGTTAGGATCTATAACTAGAGAGAACTATGGCACTGACAGTGAGCTAATTAACGAAACCTTAGTGCGAATTAGGGCTAATGTAGCTATGGAATCGAAGTACGCAAGTATTGATGATATATTTGAGTCAGATAAACACACTGTAATATTCACTAATATGTTCCTTAGTATCATATCAGCATTCAGTTGGCCATAAGATATGATAACGTATAAATAAGACTATATCGAAGGAAGGATTATGGCAAAAGTAACCAATAGAACCGAACTAATAAATCATTGCATGAGAGCACTAGGTGCACCTGTCATTGAAATCAACGTTGATGAAGATCAAGTAGAGGATAGAATTGATGATGCGCTACAGTATTATCAAGAATACCATTCAGATGCTGTAATTAGATCTTACTTTAAACATCAACTTACTGCAGATGATGTCACAAACAGCTATATTACTATCCCTGATGGAATCACAAGTGTAACTAGAATACTAGACTTTGGTTCTGGTTCAGTTGAGAAGTTCTTTGATGTTGAATATAATATGAGACTCCAAGATATGTATTCATTTAATACTATGGGTCGCTCAAATATTCAAGATTATGCGATGAGAACTCAACACCTAGCTCTACTAGATAACGTCATCAATTCAACAGAATTGCTTAGATTTAATCGTCATATGAATATACTTCATATCGATCAAGGATTTGGCGATTTGTATGCATCATCATGTTCTGATGTAGCATACACTGATGAGGCTACTTGTGTAGCTGCGAGTGAAACGTGGACTGAAGGTCAGTATATAGTTATTGAAGGATATGAGATTGTAGACCCTACTACATACAGCGATGTTTATAATGATATGTTCTTAAAGAGATACTGCACAGCTCTAATTAAAAGACAATGGGGACAGAACATGAGTAAATTTGAAGGTATGCAATTACCTGGTGGAGTTACTATGAATGGTCTTCAGATATTCCAAGATGCTGTGGAAGAAATTAACAAATTGGAAGAAGAGATGCAGTTAGCTTGGCAGTTACCTGACACATTCTTAATGGGCTAATGTATGGCAACTTCAGTATACTTTTCAGGTAGTGTAAAATCAGAGCAAGACCTCTATGAAGATTTAATCATAGAGTCTATGCAGATTTATGGTCAGGATATTGTGTATATTCCTAGACAAGAAATAACAAGAGATGAGATTTTAAACGAATCATACTCTAGGTTTACAGACTCTTATGTAGTGGAAATGTATATAGAAAACGTTGATGGCTTCGAAGGTGACGGTGATCTATTAGCTAAGTTTGGTTTAGAAATTAGAGACCAAGCTACATTTATTGTAGCTAAGCGTAGATGGGAAACTCAGGTAGGTAAGTATATGAATTCCCTACATGATAACTTTCAAGAAGTTGGATTCAGACCTAGTGAAGGTGATTTGCTATTCCTACCTTTGTCTAACTCTATATTCGAAATCAAGTTTGTTGAACACGAAATGCCTTTCTATCAGTTACAGAATCTTCCAGTATATAAATTACAGGCTGAGTTATTCGAGTATTCAGATGAAGAGTTTGATACTGATATAGATCTAATCGATAAGATAGAAACTAACTTAGCTACATCATACACATATAGTTTAACTAATGGATCTGGTGATTATAGAATTGGCGAGACTGTTACACAATGGACTGGAATAAATGATGAACATGGCACTCCAATCAACATTGAAGGTGAAGTTGCTTCTTGGGAAGACTTAGGATTAACAACTGGAAACTTAACTGTTGTATCTCTAACCACAACTGATGGAGATTTCAGAGAGCTATATCAGTCTACTGATGTAACCAAACAGGTTGTTGGTACAGAATCTGGGACATCATATGATGTGTTATTAACTACAGAAGCAACAAATTACAACAGAGATCAGTATGCAGATAATGACAACTTTGATTACGAAGCTGATAGTATCATAGATTTCTCTGAAACTAACCCATTTGGAATGCCATAATATGTTTGAAAATCACTTCTACAACTCAAGTACACGCAGAATGGTTTCTGTATTTGGAAGCCTATTCAATAACCTAAGTGTAATGAAGACAGACTCTAATGGTAAGGTGTTACAGAAAATTAAAGTACCTTTAGCATACGGACCTAGGCAGAAGTTTTTAACGAGAGCTAAAGATCTTAATGATACAAAAGTGGCTCTTAAACTTCCTCGTATATCATTTGAAATAACTGATATGTCATATGATGGTGCTGCTAGAATTAACAAGACCAAGAAGTACATAAAGGTGGATCCTAATGATAAGAAACTCGTAACAACATTAGGAGCTCCTGCAGTATATAAAGTTGGATTTGAATTAAACATAATGACTAAGTCACAAGATGATGCTCTACAAATAATAGAACAGATCCTGCCATTATTCCAACCAGATTATACAGTTACGATTACAGATATTCCTGAGATGGATTTAAAGTCAGATGTTCCTATTGTATTAACCGGTGTTGGCCTTAACGACGAATATGAAGGTGATTTCTTAAGCAGACGAACTATTGTATACACATTAACATTTGAAACCCGTATTAAATATTACATGGGTATTAGTGAGCGCGGTGTTATCGATAAGACTGAAGTGTATTATAAAGATACCGATTCAAGAGGGAACATTGAAGTTCAAAAAGTTGATGGCACAACATTACCTTATACAGAGACTATTGACTTTTTCTGATTAACAAATAGAGACTATATTATGAGCGATTTAGACAAAGATTATAACCACGTGAGGGACTCCCTCTACGATTTAGACGCACAAGGTGAAGAAGCTATTGAGCTTATGATGGAACTTGCTAGAGAGTCTGAGCACCCTAGAGCATTCGAAGTCCTTGGACAACTAATCAAACAAAAAGCAGACATTAATGATAAGTTAATGAAACTGCACAAATCAAACAAAGAAATTAAATCTGATACAGGAGCTCCTGGATCTTTACCTGGCAAAACTACTAATAATTTATTTGTAGGATCCACTACAGACTTGCAAAGAATGTTACAAAATGAGAAAGTGATTGATGGCGATATCGAAGGTTGATTCATATTTAGGTAATGCTAATGTAAAACGTGATGGTGTTACCCAGGATTGGAATAAAGAAGATATACTAGAATATCAGAAGTGTATGAACGATTCAGTATACTTTGCTGAGACCTATTGTAAAGTTATATCGTTGGATGATGGATTAGTACCATTTGTTCTGTATGACTACCAAAAGAAGATGTTTAAACACTTCAGTGATAATAGGTTCTCAATCGTATTAGCTTGCCGTCAATCTGGAAAGTCTATATCAACAGTAGCATACCTTCTATGGTTTGCGCTATTTCATTCAGAACAAACAATTGCTATATTAGCTAACAAAGGTGCTACTGCTCGTGAGATGTTAATGCGCATCACCCTTATGCTAGAGAACCTACCGTTCTTTCTACAACCTGGAACTAAAGCCTTAAACAAAGGTTCAATTGAATTCTCTAACAACTCAAGATTGATTGCTGCAGCTACATCAGGATCATCTATTCGTGGTATGTCAATCAACTTACTGTATCTTGATGAGTTTGCGTTCGTAGAGAATGCTACTGAGTTCTATACTTCAACATATCCTGTTGTATCTGCTGGTAAAAAGACAAAGGTCATTATCACATCTACAGCGAATGGTTTAGGCAACATATACCAAAAGATCTATGAAGGGGCACTACAAGGAACTAATGAATTTAAACCATTCAGAGTAGATTGGTGGGATGTGCCTGGGAGAGATGAAGAGTGGAAGAGAATGACTGTTGCTAATACATCAGAGCTACAGTTTGATCAAGAATTTGGTAATAATTTTCATGGCACTGGTAACACTCTTGTTAACGCTGAAACTCTATTAGCACTCAAAGCTAAGGAACCACTATCAATATCTAATAATGTTAGAATATATGAGGACCCAGAGGTAGATCATAATTACATAATGTTTGTAGATGTTGCTAAGGGACGTGGTATGGATTATTCAACGTTTAATGTTATTGATGTTACATCTAAACCGTTTAGACAAGTTGCGGTGTTCAGAGACAATATGATGAGTCCATTATTATACCCTGACATTATATACAAATATGCCATGCACTATAACGAATGTTATGCAGTTATAGAGAGTAATGATCAAGGTGCAGTAGTATGTAATGGATTATACTATGATTTGGAATATGAGAATGTGTTCGTAGAGAGTTATACTAAAGCTAATTCAGTTGGCGTAACTATGACCAGGAAGACTAAGAGGATAGGTTGTTCAACTATTAAAGATATATTAGAACAAGGTAAATTAGAAATTGTAGACATTAATACAATCCAAGAGATGTCAACATTCATAGCGAGAGGTAGCAGCTACGAGGCTGACCACGGACATCATGACGATCTTATGATGAATCTAGTTATGTTTGGATACTTCTCTACAACACCATTCTTTGCTGAGTCGACTGATGTTGATATGAAAGGTATGTTATATGCTGAGAAGGTTAAACATATCGAAGACAGCCTTATCCCAGTTGGATCGTTTAGTAATAACGATTATGATGAGGATAGCGGTCCTCAATGGGAAGTGTGGAAAGGATGATACTTATAAATAATAGTATTGAATATAACCGTATTATGATTAAACTTATTTATTTATAAATCTTTGATTAGGAGAAGAAAACAATGGCATTTCTAGTATCACCTGGAGTACAGGTAAAGGAAATCGATTTGACTAATGTTATCCCTGCAACATCTGCATCTATTGGAGCAATCGCTGGTTCATTCCAGTGGGGTCCAGTTGATACCATGCTAACAGTTGGTTCGGAAACATCATTAGTACAAATCTTTGGGCAGCCAAATGATGAAACGTATAATACGTTTCTGAGTGCGGCACAATTTTTAAGCTATGGCAACTCATTACGAGTAGTCAGATCAGTAGGATCATCAGCAGTAAACGCAACAACTTCGGGTGTTGGTGTACTGGTTAAGAATGATTCACACCAAGAGAGCATTACATTTACAGCAAGTGACTATCTTGTTGCTAAATACCCAGGAACAGTAGGAAACGAGATTTCTGTTTCAATTTGTCCAGCTGATACAACAGTATTTAATGCATGGATTGGTGCTCCAGCATTTAATTCTGCACCTGGTACGTCAGATGGCGCAGCTGCAGTTGGTGGATCGAACGATGAAATGCATATAGTTATATATGACAAAACTGGTGGTATTACTGGTGGTGCAGAATCTATTTTAGAAACGTATGAGTACGTTTCTCAAGGTTCAGACGCTATGAACGCTGATGGAACTTCTAACTACTGGGTTGATGTTATTAATAACAGATCTAATTGGGTGAGAGTTACTGGTGCTCCAACTGACCTATCTGATTCAGGTTCAACTTTAGCAGGTACTAGTTTTGATACTTCTATTAGTACAGGTGCTACTGATGATCTCTTAACTGGTGGTGTTGATGATAACGTATTAACTGTTGGTGAAATTACACTTGGCTTAGAGATGTTTGCTGATGCAGAAACAGTTGAAATTTCATTGCTTATGAATGGTGATGTTAAAACTGGTACAGATGCTACTACTATTGCTAATCATATGATTAGTATAGCTGAAGCTCGTAAAGATTGTGTAGCATTTGTTTCTCCTCCTATATCAACTACTGTATATAATGCAGCAGCTGAAGTTACGGGTCTTACAACTTGGAGAAATACATTAACGTCTTCATCATATGCATTTGCTGATTCTGGTGCATTATATGTATACGACAAGTACAATGATAAGTATCGTTGGATTGCTGCTTCTGGTTCTATGGCTGGTTTATCTGCTAATGCTGATATGGTTGCTGATGCATGGTTTAGTCCTGCTGGATTCACTCGTGGTAATGTTCGTAATGTTACTAAATTAGCGTTTAATCCTAAGCAAGCAGACAGAGATGATCTATATAAACTTGGTATTAACCCAATAGTTTCATTCCCTGGTGCAGGTACTGTTCTTTATGGTGATAAAACTCTACAGTTCAAAGCTTCTGCATTTGATAGAATCAATG